CATTTGTACAATTATGTTTTGATCTTGTACAAAATGGAATGAGTATTCAAATTTCACAAGACTACTCATCCATGGTTAACTTTGCACGATGCAAATGTCTAGGTGCGAATGTTCTTCGTGGGCCTAAACAGATTCCTTGGGATGGTAAATTGAATTATGATTATCAATTATGGATTGATAGTGATATTGTTTTTAATAGTGAAAAGTTCTGGCAACTTTGTGATCTAGCACTTTCGGAAGAAGGCGAAGAGAGAGAAGTTGTTGCTGGTTGGTACTGCACAGAAGATGGTCGTACTACTTCTGTGGCTCATTGGCTCGAAGAAGAGGAATTCCGCCAGAATGGTGGAGTGATGAATCATGAGACAGTAGAAAGCATCAGCAAGCGTCGGAAACCATTTACAGTTGACTACACTGGATTTGGTTGGGTTCTCATTAAAAATGGAGTATTTGAGAATTTAGAATATCCCTGGTTTGCGCCCAAGATGCAAGTTTTTGAATCTGGTGCTGTGCAAGATATGTGTGGAGAAGATGTTTCTTTCTGCCTTGATGCAAAAGAAGCAGGTTTTGAGATCTGGTGTGATCCTCGTGTTCGTGTTGGACATGAGAAAACAAGAGTAATTTGATAGCTTATGATTAATATCCTTTACAAAGGAAGAAAAATCTATAATAACCTAACAGAAGAAGAATCCACCGAGATTCTCTTCGAGTTGGCACAAAAATCTTATGATGGCGAAATTGATGCAAATGAAATTGAATTGGAGGAAGTCTAATGGCAAAAATTAAATTACTGAATGGTGCAGATCAAATTGAATCCAAACCCAAGAAATCCCGCCAGGGAAGTGGGAAGCACACAAAGTATGCTGCAACGAGCAGGAATAAGGCACGAAAACCATCCCGAGGACAAGGGACTTAAATAGAATAAGTTAATAGGGAGTCTTATGGCTCTCTTTTTTATGTCCAAGAAAGAGTATCTTATTAACTGGATTAGGGAAATTTCTGAGATAAGACCAGAATTAGGTGGGTTTGCTGTGTGTCCTTATGCGAAATCAGCCTTTTATGAGATTATTGAGTGTTGTGTGGAGAATTTGAGACCCGTTGATGGGTATGATGTTATAATTTTTATTGTTGATGATGAATTGTGTCTTGAGGAAATCCAGAAATGGGTTGAATTTTATAACGATAAGTATAAGAACTGGAAATTTTTCGAAGATTGCGCCACTTATGATACTTTTGTCAATGGAATTAAGACAAACAATGGCAAATATAACCTTATTTTAGCTCAACCAAAGGAAAAATTGCTCAAATTTAGAGTAAAATTAGCAAAAACAGAGTATTATTCCAATTGGGATGATGATTATCTCAAAGAAATACTTGAAGACGATTATAAATTACTAGAGTCATGGGATAGCAACCCCATAAAAAGTTCTGATTTACCAAATCAGGAGAAAAAATGACCGACAAGAACAAAGAATACATGATAAAAATGTGGGGAACACAGTATTTGTCTAATGAATATGGCTGGGAAGAAAAAATCAAGAAACAACAAATGCTTCGTGAGATTAGTCACGACGAAATAACTCCCAAAACACATGATTTTGCCATACAAAATGAATTACATTCTCATATCAGAAATGATGATGACTATGATGATTGGGAATATGGTACGGAACCACTTTTTGGGTAATAAATAAGATAGAATTAATAAAATAAATGCCAGTAGAGCGAGTTAGTAGAGGTTTCAAAGATATTAGTTTATCATTACAGGTCAATCCATTGACCTATGATCTTATTGATATTAAAAATGAGACCGCTATTGCTCGCTCTGTTCGCAATTTAGTTTTTACTCTACCAGGAGAAAAGTTTTTCAATCAAACCTTGGGCTCTAATGTGACAAAAAGTTTGTTTGAAAACATTGACGATGTATCTGCATCAATCATAAAAGACGAAATCACAAACACAATAGAAAATTATGAACTAAGGGTTGAGTTAATTGGGGTTGATGTTGAACCAAATTATGATAATAATGAATTTAATGTTACTGTGAGATATTACATTGTTGGTATTGATTCCCTACCACAACAACTTTCATTTGCACTACAATCGACACGATAATGTCACTAGTTAATTTTACTAATCTAGATTTCGATCAAATTAAGGTTTCAATCCAGGATTACCTTAGAGCAAATTCCAACTTCACTGATTATGACTTCGAGGGTTCTAATCTGTCAGTGTTGATTGAGATGTTGGCATACAATACCTATGTTGCATCTTATAATGCAAACATGGTGAGTAATGAAGTTTTTATTGATAGTGCGACTTTAAGAGAAAATATTGTTTCTCTGGCACGAAATATTGGCTATGTGCCAAGATCAAGAAGAGCAGCAAGGGCAAATGTTAGTTTTTTTATCGAAGTAAATGACCAATCAATCAAGGTTGTAACACTTAAACGAGGTATTGCTTGCACTACAACCAGCTTTGGGGGATCTTCTTATGTTTTTTCCGTTCTTGATGACATTACAGTACCAGTTATTAATGGAATAGCATCATTTGATGCCATTGACATCTATGAAGGTTCTTATGCAAATTCAAACTTTACGATATCTCCAGGAGTAACAAATCAAAGATTTATTCTTGAGAATAGAGGAATAGATACAAGAACTCTAAAAGTATTGGTAAGAGATACCCAATCCAGTACTAGTGCCAGAAAGTTTATCGAATCATCCAGTATTCTTGATGTAACCGCAACATCAAAAGTATTTTTTATTCAAGAAATAGAAGACGAAAGATATGAACTTTTATTTGGAGATGGTATATTTGGGCAAAAATTAACCGAAAATAACTATGTTGATATTTCTTATTTAATTTCCAATGGTAGTTCTGGTAATGGTATTTCTTCCTTTGGATTTTCCGGAACACTGGTTGACGAAAAAAATGCTATAGTTTCTGGTAGCATATCACTGATTACCACAAACATTACATCTTCTGGTGGAACAGAAATTGAGTCTGTTAATTCCATAAGAACATTTGCATCAAGACTTTATTCTTCGCAAAATAGGGCAGTCACTGCCACTGATTACGAAACTCTTATTCCAAAAGTATACCCAGAGGCAGAATCTGTCAGTGCATTTGGTGGAGAAGAACTGGATCCACCACAATACGGAAAAGTTTTTATTGTTATAAAACCAGCTTTTGGGTCATATTTGTCTAATGCTACTAAGGACAACATAAAATTCCAACTCAGAAAATATTCTGTTGCTGGTATTGTCCCAGAAATTATGGATCTAAAATACATTTATCTCGAATTAACTTCCAATGTATATTACGACTCTAATACTACTCTTAGTGTGGATACAACTAAAACAAAAGTAGTTAATAATATAACAAAGTATTCCGATTCGGAAGAACTAAACAAATATGGAGCAAAGTTTAAGTATAGTAAATATCAGAAATTAATCGATGATAGTGATGTTTCAATAACATCAAATATTACAACAGTACAAATCAGAAGAGATCTTATCGTCACTCAAAATCAATTTGCCCAATATGAAATTTGTTTTGGTAATCAATTTCATATTGCTAATACAAATAGCTATAATATAAAAACCTCAGGATTTAAGGTCAGTGGATTGACAAATACCGTTTATGTTGGGGACATCCCAGATCAAAATAAGCAAACTGGTTCTTTGTTTTTGTTTTACTTAAATTCGGATACTAGTCCTGTCATTATAAAACGATCAATAGGAACAATTAATTATGTAAAAGGAGAGATTATCTTGAATCCTATTAATATTATTTCTACAGAAAAAAATGATGGTGGCAATCCAGTAATTGAGTTTTCTGTGGTACCGGAATCTAATGATGTTCTCGGAGTTCAGGATTTATATTTGCAGATAGATATTAATAGGTTAAATGTAAATCTGATTCCTGACAATATAACATCAGGTTCGGACACAAGTGGAAAAAATTATATCATTTCCTCCAGTTATTCCAATGGTAGTTTAGTAAGAAAGTAATAAATGGAACCAAACAACAGAGTAAAGATCAGTTCTATCGTTGAAAGTCAACTACCATCTTTTGTAAGGGAGGATTATCCTCTTGTTTCTGAGTTTCTGATGGAATATTACAGATCTCTTGAAGCCAAGGGATCTGCTTATGATTTGCTTACAAACATTGATGATTATGTAAAAGTTGATAATATAACAAATTTAACAGAAACGACATCTCTTACTTCTGGTATTGATTATATTGATACAACAATCAATGTCACAAGCACCAGTGGATTTCCTCATACCTATGGACTAATTAAAATTGATGACGAAATTATTCTATACAAATCAAAAACATCTACATCATTTGTCGATTGTATAAGAGGATTTAGTGGTGTCTCAGAA